ATGCGCGCCAGAAGTCAGCGTTGCCCAAGCAGCCGTTAACACGCCCGCTGAAGTAATCTTCGAGACGGTATCGTTGCCGTTGTTTGCGGTGTAGACGTTCCCGCTGGCGTCAACGGCGATGCCAGTAGGATGCGCGCCAGAAGTCAGCGTTGCCCAAGCAGCCGTTAACACGCCCGCTGAAGTAATCTTCGAGACGGTATTGTTGTCGTCGTTTGCGGTGTAGACGTTCCCGCTGGCGTCAACGGCGATGGCATAAGGCCCTGCACCAGAAGTCAGCGTTGCCCAAGCAGCCGTTAACACACCCGCTGACGTAATCTTCGAGACGGTATTGCTGCTGTAGTTTGCGGTGTAGACGTTCCCGCTGGCGTCAATGGCGATGGCATAAGGCGCGCCAGAAAGCGTTGCCCAAGGATCGGTGACTACACCCGCTGAAGTAATCTTCGAGACGGTAGTGTTGGTGACGTTTGCGGTGTAGACTTGTCCCTTTGCTGCCTCTGTAGCGAAGGTCAGCAACGCGGCGAAGATAAGAGATTTCAGCCAGTTTTTCATTGGAATGCACTCACGAGATAATGCGAAGTTCCGTGAATGCGTGTGATTCCGACGAGAAACTTGTGCCCGCTCGTCGTGTCAAGCGCATCGCCCGTATTGGAGCCCTCGGTGAACCCCGAGAACGTCACAGCGCCCGCGCCGGTTCCGTTCTCCAACTGGACGTCGCACACGCCATCGCTTGTGGGAGCCGTGACCGTTATAGCCCCCGTGTTGGCGACATATTGACCGGGGTTCTTTCCGCAATCGACTGTGAAGCTGCTTGAGCCGGCGGCGTAGGCCGTCAAATTAGCGCCGCCTGCCTGCGTTTGATCGGCGAGCCCAAGCAGCGCCAGTGTGTCGGTGGCGGCCGGAATCGTGACGGTGTAATTGGTCGCGCTCGCGTTGGCGCTCGTCATCTTTGTCGTGCCCGTCGACGAACCAAGCAGATAAAGGTTCGCCAGAATGGGCGAGCCGTAGGTTCCGGCGGCGAGCGCCGCCGCGACGGCGGCGACAATCGCGACCGTCGAAAGAAACGTGAGCTTAGGAAATCGCAATGACACCGGCGTTATTCCACAGTTGCCCAGATGAGCCGGGGAGGGATGTTGACAGTCCGGTCAAATAGGACGCGATCAGCGCATTGAGAGTCGCCGGCGTCACGATGTCCGCCGCAAGCGCGGTCGCGGAGACAAGAGCGTTTGTCGACGCGGAGATGGCCGATCCGCCGCTGCTTGATGCGATGGCGCCGCGGCTCAGCGTCGTTCCCGACGTCGTGTAGGTTCCCTGACCCACTTCCCAATTAGCCCCGTCCTCTATGATGTAGGACACAAGGGCCGAATTGGCGACGCCCGCGGACGCAAAGGACTGCGCGCCAGTCGCAGCCGATCCGAGCGTGATCGTGCCGGTTCCGGGAGTTCCCGAAACCGTCATTTTCGCCCGGTTGACGAGGGCCGACGCGGTCATAGGCTAAGTCCTCAGGCCGAGGTCAACGTGAACGTGGTCGACGCGAAAGAGGCCGTGACGCCCGACGGAATCGACTGTTGTAAAACTTGCCGGAAAGAGCCATCGCCCGTCGAGGTCGTGTTGACGCCCGCCGTGAACGAATCCGTCGCGCCGTTGGCCGAGGTCAGAATGCCCGCCCACGAGCCGCCGGTCGACGGCAACGTCCCGCCAAATTTGGTCGTAACAACCAACGATGTGCCGTTGGTGAGGTTGCTGGCCGGGCACGTAAGCACGCCGGGCGAGGCATTGGAGCACGTGAACGGCTGCCACTTATAGTTGCCGAGATAATCCCAGTTGATCAGGTTTCCCCCGGTCAAGGCGTCGTAGACGCCATAGGCGACGACCGTTCCCCAGTTGGCCGTCGCGGCAGGGAAAGTGATCACGCCGCCGTTGGTGACGGTCGCAGGAACGGTCGCGGGCTCGGAACCTGACGAGGCGGACGACGCCGGCCACATTGAGAACTGAAGCGTATCGCCGGAACCTACGGAAGCGTTAGCGTTGGCGGACATAACGACCGTCGTGCCGGTGACGCTAAGAACGGTCTGACCGCCGGTGATCGCCGTGGGTGAAGTGACGTCCTTAACCGACATGCCGGGAACGATCCACGCCGGCGTCGATGCAAAGCTCAACGTCGCCGAGCTGGTCGATGTCGAGGCGTTCGTGGTCCCCTGACCGGCAATTTGGACACGCGCGTAAGAGCCCCCTGTAACTTCGGTGCCGCCGGTGCCGGCGTCGGCCGTCGGCGCGGTTGTGAACAGCGCGAGATAACGGTTCGTCACAGCAGGCATGCCCGCGAGGCCGGTTTCCCAATTGAGCAGCGCTTGGGCCGCGTAGTCGCTCAGTCCAGACATAGGGTTTCCTTTCGATGGTTACAGATCGCTACAGGTCAACAAAGGTCGGACATGACCGACGACAACACCGCGTCGCTTTACGGCGCGATGATCTGAATCGGGACGATGCATCCGGCGCAGCCGGTCAGCGCGCCGCTGAGAAACTTCGACTCGCCGTTGCGGCGGATCGAATAGACGACGCCGCCGAGCGTGACGAATCCATCGTTGGCGTCGGAGATCTTGAACGCGGCGTCGATCCCGTCGAGCGCGACATTGAGCGCGGTTTCCGGGATGACGTTTTCATCGGTCCCGGCGTTATTGTAGAGAGCGGCGAGCACATGAAACCGGCCGATCGCTGGCAGATTGGGAATCGCGCTATCGTGCATCTCGCTTTCCTGAAACAGGAACAGCGCGGGCGACATGGCTGGCGTGATCTTCTCGGGAGGGATCAGACGCCTGGACTGCGTCGCGAACGCGCCGGCCGTTCCCAAGTAGGCCAGCAGCGCGTTGAGTACGGTTTCACGAGCGACGGTCATAGTGTCCTACAGTTCCCCAGCCTTGCGTGCGACGCCTTCGATCGCGTCGCGGATATCGGCGCGGTGCGCGTCGAAAGCCGGGTGGATAGCGGGATAGGCGGGGATCGTCGCGCCGGGAGATTGAACGGATTTGGCGAACGTCTCGCCGGCCGAGCCGGTGAAGTGCAGTGCCTTGCCAAGCACAGCGAGGATTTGATGCGCCGGGACGTTCGCGCCGTATTCTAGCAATTGCGCGAGCGGGACGAGCCGGCCACCGAAAAAGACGCCCGGCTTGTCGGACCGGACGTAACCGGTAACGCGGTCCGGGTTCTTGGTCGAAACTCCGGACTGAATATTGTCGACGAGCGCGCCAGGGTCCGCTCCCATATATTTGCTTCTGGCCGACCATATCGATCGGACATCGGCGGCGATGGCGTCGGCCTGCGGCGTAAGTGCGTCGATAAGCCCTTGGCGGACGCCAGGGCCGATCCGCGCGAACCGCGCCGCTACCGCGCTATCATTGACGCGGACGTAAAATTTCACGCTACACCCACACAGACGATTTCGATCGTGCCTGATAGCGCGCGCTTATAGGCGTCCACGCGGGTGATGGTGAACTTCTCGCCGCTAGTCGTCTCGACGATCTTGTCGCCCTTGGCGACGGGCAGCGGAAATCCGGCGTTGCACAAATCGGCCGCCACGACGATACACTGGCGATCGTCCTGCGTGATCGCGCCCACCTGCGACCCGGAGTAGCCGGTCTGCGCCTCCTCGGTCGGGTCGGCCAGAACGCCTCGCAGGATCGCCGTGACGGCGGCCGATGTCGTGATTACGTTGGGCGAGACGCCCTCGGTGCGCAGGAACGTCACCGCGACGCCAGCGCGGTAAACACCTTGCGCGGCGAAAGCCTGGGCGGCGGGGTCTACCATCAGCCGATCACCGGAACGCGATAACGGGCAAGTTTCGTCGCCACATAATCGGGAAGATCGCCAGGCCCTCCCGGTCCCGTGCCCATGACGTAAGACGCCTCGTAGACGCCGGCGACGTTCTGCGAGCGGATGAGAGGATCGCGCGTCTGAGCGTAGAACATCATCTTGATTAGCGTGGCCACGGCGTCGAAAACGTCGCCGGGAATGGTCGCATAACCAGCCTCGTATTGGGCGACAATCGGATTCGCGCGCCAGTAGCAGGGCTGAGGAGGCGCCGACGTCAGCGGCGCGTAGGTATCCAACCGGGTCAGTTGGCCGTTGGCGGCGTCTAGGAGAAAGTCAGTCCCTAGCGTCAGCGTCGTCGCGACGCCCGAAATGGTTTCCACGAGGCTAATAACCGATACGATCGGCCAGCGCGACAGTTGCAGCGGCGCGCGACGATCGCGCACCGTCCATGGCGGCCCGTCGGATTGCGCGAAGAACTGATCCTGAATCGTCTCGACGACGAACGGATTGTTGGTGAATGTCTGCGCGGTCTGGCTCGCCTGCGGAATGAACAGGTTGAGCAACGGATCGGACACCGTTCCCGTGATCCCAAGCAACGTCTTCACATCGGCGAGATCGACGAGGTTGTAGCTCGTGGCGGCCGTAATGATGCTTGATATCGTGACGGGAGGCCGCATTAGAGCGAGCAGACCAACTGAATATTGGCTTGCGAGCTTTGGGTCACGGGCGAACCGGAGGTTCCCGAGCGCACCTTAATCGCGCGCGCGCCTTTGAACAGCGTCGGGTCGACGCCAAGATACTGACCCGGCACGGCGACAAAGGCCACCTCGGCTCCGAGGTACGAGAAAAAGTTCCCAAAGTTGACGCCGTCGGGCGAGACTTGGAACGTGATGTTCGCGCTGGTCCAGCCTGACGGCACGTATAGTCCGACGAGATAGGTCGCGCCAAGATCGACCTCGGAGCTGAGACTGCCCGAGGCGGCGATGATCGCGGTGATGTTGGTAAGACCCATCTGCGCGGGCATGGCGGGATTCCTTGCATGCGCGCCTGCAGGCGCAATGTGCTTCGCGCCACCCCTCCCGCGACGCGGGAGAAGGGTTCAGGCTTCAGCGATTATTGAATTCGTCGATCTTGTCGATGTTGAGGGTCGCGACGCCGACGCCGCTCGCCTTGTAAACCGTGTGCCACGGTTGCAGCACCCCGTTGGCGGCGCTCGATGGATTCCATATCACCGAGCCAACCGCGTTGACGCGGTTGCCGTCGACGAAGAACGCAACGTCGGCGGCGTTCGACCAATCGATGCGGTATACGTGATAGAGGGTCGCATCCGTCGTGATAGCGGCTCCGCCGATCTGGGCCGCGGCGAAAGAGTAGGTGTCGCCATTGGCGTCTTTGGTCGTGATAAAGAGCGCGCCGCTTGAGTTCCAGATGAATCCCATGTAACGGGCGAGGTTCAACGTCCCTCCGACCCACGCGGAGCCGACGCCAAGGAATGCCTGAGCGACGCCGGTTGGGATAACCGCGAGTTGGGAGCGCCATTCGATCTGACCGATCGATAGCGTGTTGAAGACGAGCGAGTCGTTGAAATAGAGCGAGGCTTCCTCGGCCTCGGAGGTTGCCGCGAGCGCGCACTGCATGACGCCGCCGGCTAGGTTGGACGCCAAGGCGACGCCGGTCGGCGAGCCGACGATTTTCTTAACCCACGGATAGCCCGCTGCCGGGGAACCAGCCGCGGGAACGCCCGCCGTATGGCCGGCGCCGACAAAGTCGTCGCCGAACTGGAACGGAGCACCGGACACCGTGGTCTCGAGCGTGTTGATGTCGAATTCGTAGGCGACGCCGGAGCGCATTTCGCCTTTGGTGATAAACATGGGCTGTCTCCAAAAATAGAGGCCGGGGAGCTTGGCGCGAGCGGCTCAGGCCACGCGTGCGAAACTCCCCGCCAAGGAAGGCGGGGAGAAAAGCGAAATCAGGCGATCGTGGTCGGAACCGTGGCGCCCTGATAGCTGCCGTAGATATGCAAGCGCGCTCCGGTGATGTTGGCCGCATTAGACGCGCCGGTCGAAACGCTTACGTGATTGAAGCCGTTGACCTGATCGAGCGTATCCTCGGGGATAATTTCGAAGATCACGAGCTTGTCGGCCAAGGTCGCATCGGTCGTATAGCCGAGCGCGGCGGCCTGCGCGACGAGGGCGTCGGACGTGGCGGTCGCATTATTGAGCCATACCGGCACGGCGTTGGAGATCGCCTTCGACCCTGCGCCGCCGACAGTGGTCGCCTGCAATAGCGTGAGAGCAACCGTGGCGGCGTTGCCCTGGTTGACCTCGACGACGAGCCAAGCCTTGAGCGCATTGCGGAGGTTGGCGTAAACGCCGGTTCGGCCGGCGGCGTCGGCGGCGATCGGCAGGATGGTGACGGGCGGAAACTGAGCCGCCATTTGAAGCTGGGAAGCCATTTCGATGACCTTTCGGGACTGAGGATTGGCGGCGAGGGCGACCGGGGCCTAAGCCCCGGCGCTTGGCGGCGTCAGCGCGTGGCGAGAGCGACGAAGGGCGAGAGGGACGCGCCGCCCTTGAACGGGGTAAGCGGCGCATACCACATCGGCTTACCGTCGACGCGATAGGTGATGCGGAAAACCATTTCGTCGGTCAGGAAGGCGATATGCATCGAGGTCGCCGCCTGCACGCCGCCCTTGTCGACCAGCGTGTACTGGCTGAGGTCGGCGAGCATGATGTCGCCAGGGGTGCCGACGGCGTTGGAATATTCCGTTGTCAGAATCGGCTTGCCATACAGCGTCGCGTAGGGCGCCGCCGAGGTGCCGCCGGGCGGCAAATAGACGAGCTGGCCGCCAGTGCCGACCGCCTGATTGAGCTGATTTAGCTGCGGCTCAACGAGTTGGTTGACGAGCCATACCGCGTTGTCGCGCGAGCGGCCATAGCAGCGCGACCACATCGCGTCGATGTTCTCTTTGACAATAGTCTGGGTCGCCTGACCCTGCTGCTTGGCGACCTGAATCAAGGCCGGGGAGTTCATGATGCCGAGCGGCAAGCCCGCGCCGCTGCCTTCGAAGATCGCATCCTCGGTCATGAACATAATTTCTTCCGAGAACGCTTGACCCATGATCGAGGTCAGCGCCGTCGAATCCTGTAGAAGCTCGTCGGTGATATACATCAGCGAGAACAGCTTATGCAGGTCGAACTCCACGCGACGGAACTTCGGCTTAGTCTTGCTGACCGTGTCGCCCTCGTTCACCCAGTAGGACTGCACGCCGCCCCAACGAGACCCGGTGGCGCGGCTGGTTTCGTCGACCGCGTTGATTTTCAGGCCGTTGGCGTTGGCGCTGATCGGGATTTTGTTCACCCGAGGCAATAGCTTGCCCATGTCGTGCGCGATCATGAAAATCGCGTCCTGGAAGTCGGTCTGCACCAAGAAACCACCGCCCGTGGGATCGACTTCGCCAGCGCCCGTGGGGGCGCGGACGAGGCGGTTGTCGTGGGAGACGCCCTTCGACAGATAATAATTGGCGATGGCTTTCAACTGGTCGCCGAAGGCGCCGAAGTGCTTGGCCTTGTCGAAGCTGAATCCGGTTGACTTGCGGGCGATGTTGATCGCGTCGGCGAATTCGGCCGGGCGGCCGTCGTTCGATTTGCCGGCCCGAAGCTGACTGACCATGCTGCGCATGGAATTGGACGACTGCGCGGCGGCGGCCTCGAATTGGGCGGACGTAAGCTCGGAGGCGCCTTCGCCATTGGCGGGACGCGCGAGCGCGGCCGAGCGAGTTTGCGCGGCCTTGGCGCGTTCGATTTGGCCTTCAATTTCGGTAATTTCGGTCTCCTTGGCTTCAAACGCCTTCGCGTCCGAAACGAGCGAACCAAGTTCATCAGTCAGCGCGCCGAGTTTACGGCGCAGCTCAGCGAGCTTTTCCATGTTTAGAGGCTCCATCAATGGGCCGCTTCACAGCGGGCCGGGGATGCGCACGTCGTCCGACGTTCGCGGGTTGAGACTTGCCCAGGGTCTCAAATACGAAAGGGCTATCCGGAGAGGCCGGAATTCAGTTGGCGAGCGAGTGCTTCCGCTTCAACGCGGCGGCCTTGCGGGCGCGCATCGCCTTTTCTTCGTCGTCGGATGCGTCGTCGCTCGGATCATTTTCTCCCGAGCCCGTTTCCGGGTCCTCATCGTCTGGAGGCTCAAGCACGGCCATGATGTGTTCATGGGCAGCCTTGAGGTGCTTTTCGTTCTTGGCGCTGATCGCCTTGCCGGCGCGAACCAGGGGCGCGAACGCCGCCTTCTCGGCTGTCTTGACATGCACGACACGGCCAGCGGCAAGATCGCGCGCGACCGTGGCGAGGCCTACTATCTTGTCGGCGCTCAACTTGACGATCGAGCGCGCGAGCGCCAGTCGCGAATCCTTTAGCGACATGCCGATCACAACGCCGAGGTCGTCATCGTCATCGCCGCCGACAAGCTCCGAGACCTCCTCGATCGTCATATCGACGAGCACTTGGCCGAGCGCCTTGATCGCATCCATAAGCGCCGCGGGAACGGGCGAGCCGTCCTCCTCATAGGCGGCCTCATAGTTGACGGTGTCGCTGAGATAGCCGAGGTCGGAAAGGATCGAGGCGAGATAACTGACGGAATAGAGGCCCTTCTTGGTC